GTTTAAATTTTCCTTGGTAAGTCATAAGTTGCTCATATAAATAAAGTTATCACTTTATGTATTTATACAGGATAAAAGTAAATGTCAGTCAAAACAGATAATGATGCTGCAAAACAAGATCAAAAATTTATTCAGTTGCAGTTTCCATCAAACCTAGGCGCCCATAGATTAATATTATATTTCTATGAATATGATTATTCAAGAACTGTAACGGGTAAAGGTAAACAAAATATTGCAGCACAAATATCTATGCCGTTGCCACAAAATATTATTGATCAATCACGACTTGAGGTTGGGGGTTCACAGTTAGGATTGTTAGGCGGAGCAGCAGCAGATGCATTAGGAACACTTTATTCTGGTGATTCTGTGAGTAAAGCATCACAAGACGTTGATGCAATCAAATCTAGGTTTAATGAATTTGCTAACATGTCAAGTGCTGAACTGCTTAAAGAAGGTAAAGAAATATTAGGCAACATAGGTAGCATAGGAAAAAATGCAAGCGCATATATTGTAAGAGCACTTGCAGGATCTATCTCACCTCAGATTGCACAAGCAGCAGGTGCAACGTCAGGAACAGCATTAAACAATCAAGCAACGCTTATATTTGATGGTGTCGATTTAAAAATTCATAACTTTGAATGGTTATTGTCACCAAAAAATAAAATGGAATCTGATGACCTCGATAAAATTATTCAAACAATTAATTATTATATTCATCCTGCATACAAAAATCCGTTAGGACAAGAAAGCGCAACGCTAGAAAGAACAATCAATAGAGGATTGCTAACATATCCTGCGCTTATGGAACTTGAACTACAAGGTGTCAGCGGCGGATTAAAACAAGTTTTCCGATCAGGAAAATTTTATATGGTCAACAATTTTAATGCTGACTATACTCCACAAGGTGTTGTATTGAACAAAGGTGGTACAGCAAATATGGTTCGTTGCTCGATGAATACAACAGAAAGTCAAATTCGTACTCGTGATGATTATCTAGAAGGATTACCTGGAGCAACTGTACCCGATGAAGCACCTGCTGATACGCCAAATGAAGAAACTATTAATGGTGAACAAGTTCCGCCACCACCAGAAGATGAAAATGCACAACAAGGTGATGCCGTTGAAGAAAATGGTGGAGAAAAAACTTCAACTGAAGCAGAAGATAACACTCCTGCGTATAAAGTTGCTCGTCCATTGCCGCCAGGACAAGGAAGTGCAGTAGGTCAACGTAAATACGATCTTTACACGGCACAAGGTAAGAAAGTTAAAGAGAGGGTATCACAAGGTGCAGCAAGTTCATACCCAACTAAGTCATCATACCAAGCAAATCCTCCAGTCGATAGGTAACTTATATGTATTTTAAATCATTCCCCACAGTCATTTGGAACGGACAAGAGATGGTTGACCTGTCCAGACGTGCAGACATCCTACAAAAAATACAAGGTGATCCCACTGTATTCCTGCCATATACATTAGAAGAAGGCGATACCATGGAATCTCTCGCATATAATTATTATGGTGATGCAGAATTATCATGGTTGATTGGAATGGCAAACGATGTGATTGATCCTTACACAGATTTTTGGAAACCTTTTAATGTTCTTGAGCGTTTCATTGCAGAGAAATATGCCGAGGAATGTAAAACTGCTTTAAATTTATCATACACGCCAGAAGATACTCAAGTCATTGAATGGACAAAGAACACAACCACAAACGAAAACGTAGTTTATTACTATTCAAAAAACTCAAAAGATCTTAGAATCTCACGTGCTACACAGGAAGGCGGAAAATATGCTTCTGCCGAGTTCGTTCCGATGAGATATTATGATTATGAAATAGATGAAAACGAAAAGAAAAGAAATATTTCTGTTATCGCAAGACAATATGTCCCACAAATTATTGACGAAATGAAAACTATTCTAAATGATTAACGCCAAAATCGCACCACAAGCAGGATACGTTGAAGTATCCAAACTCACTCTCACGTCTTACCAAGGGCTAGAGTCTGTGGATATCTCAGGCAATTATATTAAAATATCTATAGATGAGAACATGCGCAATCCGTATATCGAAGGGTATATCGATATAGTCGACTCATATGGCATGATATATCCTACCGTAAAACAAAATGCAGATGGTAATCTTATTCATGTGCGAGGAGAAGAGTATCTACATATAGAATACTATGATTATGATACATTCGGTGATGCGACTCAACTAAAAAAAGAAACATATTTTGTATACGCAATCGAAGAAATAGAAATGCTCGATACAGATAAAGAAACAGGTTTACAATATAGATTATATTTTACATCAGTTCAAAAAGTTTTTGCAGACAATCGCTTAGTAGATAAAGCATATCGTAACATGTCGTATAGTGATATGGTTAAAGCAATATTCCAAGAGTATTATACTGATTATGTCAACACAGTAACATTCGAAAGCGATATGAAAGTGATGTATGGAAACGAAGGAACTACATTCGCATTCAATAAAAGCATAGAGATAGAACAAACAAAGGGTAAGTACACGATAGTATTCCCCGGAGTAACACCAGAACAAGCAATACAGATGATAGGAAGACGAGCGTATAGCGAAGAAAATACGAGCAGTTTCTTCACTTTTTTCGAGACAAGAGAAAAATTTTATTTTTGCACTACAGAATACCTTGCAGAAAAGAATCGATTAAATTTAATTGATGAGGCGTATCGATTTGAGTATTCTCACGGTGCAGAAGACAATTCTCCTGACGGACAAGATCGTGCGCAACAGATGATCTCGAACGGGACTCTACCCAGTCACAACTCATTAGAAGCAACTAAAACGCAGGCGTACGGACGAAGAGTATCTGAGATCGACTTAAACAATCGAGACATTGAGCATTACTACTACGCATACAGTAGTTACTACAACAACTATAACAATATCGATGAGTTTAGTCAACTTCCTAATTCTAAATCGTTTGTATTTAAAACGAATGCAGAACAGGATGAGCATACGCATGAGACGTATGTGTTTAAAGATTATAAGAATGTAGGAGAACAGTATAGTCGTCCGGTGAATTATGATAGAGCATCTCCTTATTATAAAGAAACAGTGAGTACGAAATCTGTATTTGATTATCATTTCTTTGCTAGTATGATGTCTGGTACGATTCCTGGTCGTGGTCCTTTATATCCAGGTAATTTAATTGATGTTCTTATTCCACAGTATACAGTATTATCAATGAAACAACAAGCGGAATCTGATGCCTATTTTGGTGGTACGCAAATGATTGGCGGTATGACACATATTATAGAGAATAATACATGGTTAACTTCTATAGCGTTTACGAAACAATTAAGAGGCGCTGGCAATAATAAAGCAACTCCTGGTACTGCGGGTAATACAGTTACGCAAGACTTTACAACGGATACATCAGATTTATCAGAACCACGTAGTATTGAAGAGCGTAGGTTAGCCGCAGGTCGAGTTCAGGGAACGATTGATGATATTAAGGTTATTGATTCATTCGGCAATAGTACACAATAGGATAATAATATTATATGGCAGGTATAGGAAATTTACTTCATTTTGTGGGATACGTGGTTGCTCGTGAGGATGGGCAGAATTTAGGTCGTGTCAAAGTTAAAGCATTTGGATTCCATAATCTAGATCCCGGGGTTGTTTCTGCTGAGGACTTGCCATGGGCGCCTGTTGTTGATGGGACATATGGTGCAGTATCAACGATACCGCTTGTAGGCGATTGGGTATTAGGTGCGTTTATTGACGGGCGGGAAGCACAACATCCTATTGTCTTGGGTCGTATCCCAGGCTATAACTCGCAGGCTCCTGCTGCTGTTGATCCTACTTCTATGGCATGTGAGTATACGTCACGAGTTAATAGTTTCGGACAATTTCCTTTACATCCTGCTTTAGGTGGCGAAGGCATTGACTTCATGAACGGTATTGTAAATGCTTCCGTTGAAAGTCGATGGGGTGATAACGAAATGGTTGATGCCTTTGGTCGTAAACATAAAGAAGAACTTGCTGAAGTTCCTGAAAGAAATCTTGACAATCGTGTATTATCATCTGTAGACAATGAACAATATATGTTAATGACAGACGAAGGTTGTTTACAAATTGTACATCATACGGGTTCTATTATACAGTTTAATGATGATGGCGATATATTAATTAAAACATTTGGTAAGCAAGGTAAACAAGAAATGATTGGCGGTGGTGTCGTTGAAGATGTTATCGGCGATGTGAATACGATGGTTGGTCAAGATTATACATTAAAAGTTGACATGAATGGTAAAATGCACTTTGGCGGAGATCTCGATATTGAATGTGAAAACTTTACATTAACGTCTCGTGGCGAAACAACGATCAATTCAGGTGCCAAGATGATACTGAATACTCATGCGGATATGCAACAACAATCTAGTGGAGACTTTAATATCGTATCTGAAAGCAAGTTAAAAATGCAATCAATTGATTTAACAACGCTTGAATCTAGTAATAACGGAATCTACTTATACGCTACAGGCGGTAATAATAACATAGATATGACATCGGGATCAATACGTATTGCTACAGAAGTGAAACCTAATGCGAAAGTCGAAGGTATTGCGGAAGCGGATACGCATCATTTGGGATCAATCGATATACAAAGCGCAAATAATATTCGTATGGAGTCTAAAGGAACCCCTGCAGATAACCCGCCTAGCAACCAAGCAATTGAGGACTCAGAAGGTTTCATTGATATTAGATCATCAGCAGGCATTCGTCAAGCAGCAGAAGATAATATTAATATTCATTGTGGCGGCAACATTATTGGATACAGTGAAGGCAACACTTCAATGAATGCAGTCGGCATAATGAGTTTATCAGGAGACGATAAAACGAATGTAACGAGTAATGCTGATGTACATATTCGTGGTACAACAACTTATATTGATGATTTTGTTCGTATGGCGGAAGGTGGTTCGACATCGCATGGTGATGCTCAAGGGTTGACTACAAGCAACTTAAACAAGCCTGCCAATGCATTTACAGCAGAAATCGCATCAACAACACGTACTAAAGACGCATCAGGTGATGATGATCAGAAAGATACTGTTATAGCAACCGCAGTCAATAAAGAGGATTTGAAGCCCAACGAATTGAATTTACACGGTGCAGGTCCTACGCCGCCTAAGAGTCAAGGTGATAACAAAGGTTATAAGCAACCTGATAATGTGGGTACTGTTCCTAATCCTACGCAAACGAATCCTCCTGTGGACGTAAGTCCTGAAACTGAAGGTGAAACATTGCCATCAGCTGCAGCAGCAGAGGCAGAAAAGAAAGCAGTGGATAATAAAGAAAAGAATATTATTCCTACAGATGAAGAGTTAGCAGAAGAATATGGGCAAGAATTTGTTGATCAAGCGACCTCAGATATGACTGTTGATTTTAGTGACGATGCGTTTGCATCATTCTCTGAATACGATACACTAGCAGATGCAAGAGGTGCCGCATTGAAAGCATTAGGTCCTAATCAAATATTCTTCTATCGTGGTGAAGAATTTAACACAACTCCTGGGGGTGAATGATGAGTCAATGTCCATCACAATTTGCGGCGACTATTAAAGAGGCAGGAGATCAATTTGATGATATATTGACTGATGAGGAACTACTGAATCTATCTGATCCGTCAGCAAAACTAGATCAAAATGCGTTAAACAGTGCAACGGGATTATTAAATAAAAAGTTTGATGATCAAAAGAATAAGAAAGGTACTGTATATCCCTTCTCACAATTCAAAAAAGATTATCCTGTATTAACAGATCGTTTAGATTTAGGTCCTTTAACAACAACTGAAGTCGCTATATTCGCAACAGAAACAGGGGCAGCATTAGATGGTTCTGGTAATGAAGGTCAAATATCACTAGATGTTTCTGATTGGACACCCGGTGCTCAAATACCTGCAGGTGTAGATGACACGTTAGGATTAATGGATGGGTTCTTTGATGAGAATATGGGGGCATCATTATCATCAGGTGCTTGTGCTGCGTTTGCTGTTAAGGTTGCTGTAATAGGGGGTTTATTACAAGCGATTAAAAGTAAGGCAGATTCATTTGGTGATATACCAGGATTGTTATTAGATCCGTTTGATTTACCGTCTATAGATGAGATATTAGAGAAAGCAAAGAGTAAATTATCACTAGAAGCTATTAAAAAATCGTTAGAAGATGTCGTAGATAAGGCATTAGACGGTGTGACAAAGCAAGCAGATTCTATTATTGCTGGGTTAGAAGAGATCGAAGACGGTGTAAGAGACGCTGTAAATGACATTAATGCATTCACATCTGATAAGAATAAGAACGGTATGATGGATGGAATTGATAAAATGATAGCAGGATCTGCATCAGCATTTGAGAATATTGATGCAAAAGCACTAGGAATGTTGATGTTTAGGTTATGTCAAGTTGCGGAAGCACTACAAACATCAAGTGATAAACCACTACAGAAATTGATTTTGACCGCATCTGCTACTGATCAAGCAAAGCAAGCAGCAAAGAGTTATAGTGCAAAGGCATCAAAAACTGCTGTAGAGTCCGGTGCTACACGTATGGATCCTACCGAAGTTGCTCAAAAGAAAGAAGAATTTATCGAAAAACAACGTGCGGTGAGTTCAAATGTGTGGGATATGGTTAAGGCAATGAAGTCACAATTCGGTTTAGATGGTGACGGATTCGGGCATTCTAACGAAACATATAGCGATGATGATGAAGAATTTGTTACTGACATCAATAAAGCATACCCTAAAGTATCTAGAGCAAAGGATTTACCTGAGGCATTACGACCAGAATTAAAGTTATTACAAGCAAGTTTTACGGTGCCAGGCGGTCCTGTTACATTTGAACAAGGTACTTTAGCGAAAGATGGATCTACTCGCCCTATAGAGAAAAGTATTTTGCATACATTTGATAAAGCAGGTCGTGATATAGGTAGTCCTGGTAATGGGTGGACACGAGTTAAAACAAAGTTGTGGGTACAGATATTAGATATGACTGAACAATTAGGTCATCCTGTAGTTGCGACTCGTGCGTTTCATCCGGAAGCAAAAAGTAAGCTATATAGAAAAGGACGTATAGTGCAACTTGAATTTGATGACACTGTTGATAATATGATTGCATATAGTATAGCAGCTAGTCGTGCGGGAATTAAGTATATAGTAATAGGAAGAGGAAGAATCCTTTTATCTGACTCAAAACGTGCAGGATTTGTATCTCCAAAGATAATGGCGAATAGAGAAAATGCAATTAAAACGACTGCTCCTTATAGTGAAGAACGGATTGCTGCGTTCGAAGAAACATTGTATCCTATTGCTAGTCACTTAATGACAATGCATAAATTAGATTTGTTTGAATATAAAGTTGCTGTTATGGATGATAATAGTGGTCCTGATGCTCCACCTACTCCAGAAGAGCAAGCAAAACAAGATCAAGAAAACTCTGATACTGAAAAATCGACTGCTGAAGTCGAAGAAGATCCTAATGCCCCTGTTACTGTAACGAGTATTCAGAGGGGGTCATATACTGATCCGGGAATCGCCTTCCTGAGTGATGGTACAACAAGACCTGCTACGGGACAAGAGCATTTAGAAACTATTAATAGATTAAATGATCAATCAGGAACTGATACAGGTATTGCTACACCAACTTCGCTTCCTACGAATGCAGGACCTATTAACAAGTTTATGGATTCGTCAGGAACCTTTATACAAGCGCAGGAATGGGATAAGTTAAGTATTGCTCAAGGTGGTTTCATGAGATCGGGATATAGACATATGGATAAGTCGAAAATGTCACAACAAAGAATTGATGAGATCTTAAGTCAACTACGACCACGACCATTATAAATAATACATAAACTCAGGAATAAGTAAATGGCATTAACACCCAATAGAATACCGAAGATACTAGCATCAGATTTTCATAAGGATCTGACAGTCATTCCTGGTAAAGAAGATATAGCACGTAAGTTAAACGAAAACGCTATTAAAGAAAGTATTAAAAATATTATATTAACGAATAAAGGAGAGCGTCCATTTCAACCTACTCTAGGATGCGATCTCAACAAGTTATTATTTGAAGGCGCTACGCCACAAACATTTGACTTAATTAAAAAAGTTGTTAGGAATGCAATCGAGACATATGAACCACGATGTGAATTACTAGGTGTTGATGTATTAGGGGATATTGATAGTAACCAAGTATATGTAACAATATTGTTTCGCATAATAAATACAGATAACCCAGTATCATTTAATGTACTGTTAGATAGGACACGATAATAAATGGCAAAGATAACACCATACACGAATCTTGATTTCAATCAAGTGAAAGAAAACTTGATGGCGCATTTAAGCAATCAAGATGAGTTCATAGGTTACGATTTCGCTGGTACCAATATGAGTGTATTGGTTGACATTATGGCATATAATGCTTATCATAATATGCAATACTATAATATGACACTAGGGGAAACATTCCTTGATAGTGCTGTATTGAAGAACAGTATTATATCTCATGCAAAAGAATTAAATTATCTTCCACGTAGTAAGAGAAGTGCTGGTGCATTATTAAATCTTGTAATCACTGTAGGCGGTGGTCAAACAAGTAATTCATTAGTTGTTCCTCGTGGTTCAACATTCCTTGGTCGATGTGGTAATATATCCTACAACTTTTTAACCACTAAAGCGCATATTGCTACACGTATTGGTACAACAAATCAATTCGAATTAAATGATGTAGCGGTATTTGAAGGTCGTTATATTACTGAAGTATTAACACATACGAATACGACATTAAGTAACTCGTCAATTGATACACGTAGTATTCGTGTGTTTGTAAATGGTGAAGAGTTTGCATATAAAGCAGGTATCTTTGGCGTATCGAATAATGATAAGGTGTTTTATTTACAACCAGAATTGAATGATGCATATTCGATACAATTCGGACAAACTTTATTTGGGTATCAACCAACCGCTACAGATGAAATCGAAGTATCATATCGTGTTACTTCTGGGACTCAAGGAAACGGAATTAAGTCGTTTAGTTTAAATGCAGGGGCAATAGGTGCAACTAGCGTGACTGTGACTCCTCTAGGGTTGTCCGTAGGCGGCGCAGATGCTGAATCAGTGCAATCCGTGAAACAGTTTGCCCCGAAAGCGTTTCAAGTTCAGAATCGTGCTGTAACTGCTAGTGATTACGAAGTATTGCTAAAGACACAGTTTCCCGAGATTGAAAACATTAGTGTGTATGGTGGCGATGAAGCGTTACCTCCACAGTTTGGTCGTGTGATTGTTGTTGTTGATGTACAAGGTCGTGATGGTGCTGCGGAAACAGAATTAGCATTATATAAAGATTTTATTCAAACGAAAAGTCCTTTGACAATCGAACCTATCTTTAAACAAGCAGATTTCATTTACGCAAAAGCAAATATGAATGTTACATACTCACGTAACAATGCGTTATTGAATCCGGCGGCTTTAGAAGCGCTCGTTCGAGATGCACTCACTACATATTCAGAAGATAATTTAAATACGTTTGGAGCGACTTTAAGTTTGTCTGATCTGAGTTATCAGTTGTCGTTGAGCGATGATTCGATTACGTCAATAGCAGTAACAACGGAACCCATGATTGATTATAAACCTAATATCGGTTCAATCAGTAGTCCTGTATTTAACTTTAATCAAGAGTTATCTAAACCATATCCTTTCTCATCGGCAAATGGATTGGTTGGCTATAATCCATGTGTAGCATCTACACGATTCACTATCGATCAAACATTAGTTGAATTACAAGATGATGGTACAGGCATAGTACAAGCAATTGTTGCAAACGATCCATTACGTTCTGTGTATAGTAAGAACTTGGGATCAATCGACTATGATACAGGGACTATTACATTACGTGACTTCATTGTTGCAAGTTTCGAAGGTAGCGCAATTCAAATTAGTGTGAAACTTGCTGGGCGTGATTTCACGGCACCTAAGGATCGTATCTTTAGAATGCGACAACAAGATACAACAATTACTACAAGGGCAATCTAATGGAATATCGACCAGGTTCGATTTCATCACATGTAGAAGATCAGTTTCCTAAGGTCTATCGTGACGATGGTCCCGACTTTGTCGCATTTGTAAAATCGTATTACGAGTTTCTTGACGAATCAAACGAAAGAAACTTTAGTTCATTAGGCGATGTAGATAACACTGTTGATTCATTTCTAAAGTATTACAAGAAAAAATATTTAAATTCATTACCGTTTGTTGAGTCATCGACAAAAGATGTACCTTTCTTAGTTAAGAATATTGCTGATCTTTATCGTAGTAAGGGTACACAAGAAGCGCTTGAATTAATGTTCAAGATGTTTTATAAGGAAGAGATTGAAACTCATTATCCGGCGTCCTCTATTTTAACATTGTCAGATTCTAAATGGGCATTTTCAACATACCTAGAATTCAAACCTGTCACAAGCACAAATAACTTTCCTATTCAGAAAGGGGATATTATTGAAGGTGATACTACAAAGGCAACGGCATTCATTGATGAAATAGTTTTCTATAGCATTAATGGTGTACAACTTCCTGTAGGTTACATTTCAAACATATACGGAAAGTTCAGTTCCGATGATTCATTAAAGGTCACACGAGCAGGTATCAATTCATTTCCTGGTAGATTGATTTACGGGTCAATTGCGAAACCAGAAGTATTAGAGAAAGACGGAACAGCAGATAACAAAGTCGGCGACAAATTATTGCTTGAGTCGTCTAAGTATGGTGTAGAAGGTGAAGCAGTTGTAAGAGCAGTTTCAGATATTCCAACTGGTACCATCGAATGGGAACTAAAGAATAAAGGTTGGGGTTATGATACTTCAACAACACGAAACATCGAAGGTCGCCTTGAAACTGAAAACATACAGATGACATCTACGCAAGTAATGGTTGTTGCGGGTAATCTATCAGGGTTTGGTCCTGTGAATAACCTTAAACCTGGAATCGTTCTTACTGCTGAAGACGATCCGGGTTTGGCCGATGCAGGATCGTTTTATCGAAGGGGTATTAATTGGTTTGCGCCATTCCCAGAAAGTGCCGCTAACGATTATGTTGTTAAAGGTAAGGCGGTTATTGTCGCTTACGAGCATCCTTTATTGTTCATTTCATCTTACGCTGATAATGATCCCGAGTATTTGAATCCTTTAGACGTGTCTAATGTGGCACCTTATAATAATGGCGCCTTTGCAATCAGAACAAGAGCAGATGAATCAATAACAACTGACGAATGGCCTGATGCTGGAACTTATGCTAGAATTAGGGTTGATAATCCTAATCAACCAAATCTTGATGATATATGGATTTCTGCATTATCTGATTTTAATGACTCAGCGAGTTTTGAACCTGAATCATTTTCTGAAAAAGAAACTGTTACATTCTTTACTGACATTATCGGCGATTTTGCAAACACTTCTTTAGCAAATGTGGTATCTGTATCTGGTGTGCAACTGAATGGATCTACATATGAAATTGTTGCGCTTAATGATGGTATTGGAGGTAGTGACACTGACTTCACAATATCTCTTTTTGATTCTCCTAACAATGAAATAGGAACAATCTTTTCACCTGATGGTGATCCGGGAAACTATCCATCAGGTGGCGTAGGTACAGGTAGAATGATCGATATAACTGGACCTGGCACTGCTGGAAACTATAATATGTCAGGACAATTTTACACAGATCATCGCACACCGATTGCTGAGGCTCTAGGATCTAAGACAGCAGAAATAGGTGCGATAGAATCAATAACAACAACTAGTGGCGGTTCTGAATATAAAAATAATGTAAGGACATATATATTTAATGATTCTATTCGAAAGTTTGGTTACGGTCCTATCAGAGTAAGATTCGATAAATCAAACTTTGGGATTCAAATAGATGACGTAATCGAACAAACAATCCAAGTTCCTAATTTAGCGAAAAATGATGCAGGACAGTTTACCAACTTGGGCGAAACAATTGATTACATTGCCCGAGCAAAATTAATTAGTTTAGATGCACAAACAGATGAATTCGTTTTCCAGCCGTTAAGTTTCTATTCATTCGATGTAAATGGACCTGCTGTATCATTCTTCGGGAATACACTTACAATTAAATCTATCTCAAGAGTGTATGCTGATCTTAATAGGTTAGGTGAAAATGCTGTTGTAGAAGGCAAGGCAAGTTTTCAGGCAGGACAGATTACAAATATTGATGTAATTAAATCAGGATTCAGATATAAAACTAACGAAGAAGTTAAACTTATAAACAACGATGCTGATAACGATGACAAATACGAAAAATGGGTAGGAACAGCTAAAGTCACTGTCAGCGATTCGGGTGTCACTGAAGGTAAATGGAAAACAACAAAATCGCATCTTTCTGACAGCAATAGATACATACATGACAATGATTATTATCAAGAATATTCATATGACATTTCGACAATACTAGATACGCAAGTTTACGAAAAGACATTGAAAGATGTTGTTCATGTTGCAGGCACAAAGTTTTTCGGAACGCCCCTGGTATCAAGTGTTAATGATGTGACTCCTTCTATTGATTCGAATGTTGTCAAGTTCAATGTGCGTAAAGAGTTTTTAGAATCAGAAGTAAACACACTAGATGAGAATGGCGCAAACGCTGGCGGTGAACTGTTTGAAGTTGGTGCCGACACACAACCAACAGTATCAACATCAACTGTTGCAAAGGCAGGACAACTAACCATAGGAACTGCTTACTTAATTAAAAGTGTTACAGGGACTACTCAAGCAGATTGGGAGACAATAGCAGGAGTAGGTTCAGGGTCAGGTATTACGTTTAGCCCAGGAGTAAGATTCATCGCTGCAACTGACGGAGCAGAAATGGGTTCTGGTAGTTTTGTCATACCCGCAGCACTAGCAGTATTAGTAGAAGAAAATCCCGTGACA